CAATCTGTGCCATGTTAACCATCCAACATTTTTGTCAGGTGACGCACTGTGCGCTGTTTCATGAGCGAGTGAGCCTTTGACAGGTTTTTACCAAACGCATGTGGCGTCTGCGTTTCTCTTGAGACGCTATCAACTAATGGATGGCACTCATCATGCTGTGTTGACTTGTGGGTTACAAGCCAGCCACTTTCTTCAAAGCCCTTGCCATGTTTGAACCCGATAGTGCGTACTTCCCAAGCGTTCATGTTGTCCTCATCGACATACTTTACCTGACGATACTTGCATTGAATAACCAAGCGAAGTCCAGATGGTGCATTGATGAGAGAGAAGCCGTGCAAGAATACAGAGCGATACCATGTAGCCCCAACGGTCACATAGTTTTTTATATTCCACTTGTTGCCGCCATCCTCAACATCAATGCCAACTTCACTGCCAACTGATGTGTGAGCATGTGAGCGTTGAAATGCATTTCTAACTACATCAGATAGCCCTCTCTGACTCATTTTTTTAGCATCAGCCAATGGTGAATATGACTTTTTGTGTTTGCGCGCGCGGCGAATATCTTTTATCGCGTCACCCAACTCAGATGCGTATGATGAAATGGCATCCCAAGCATTAGAACTGCCTGTTTCTTTTTGCAGTATTTGTTCTGCTTGGTTTCTCATCTCCATAATATCGCCTGACAGGCGGTAGCTATATTTGCCATTCTTTACTATGGCATCAATCACTGCGGCAGGAACAATCTCAGACCATTGAAGCCGTACATTAGCCACCTGTTTACGCAGAAATTTTAAGTGATTGTGTGTTTCTTTTGTGTAAGTCATATCAGTCTCCCAACTGTTTGAAGGTAGGCGGCGGCACTATGCCGCCACCTCAATGCGTGTTGTCTCACCGAATGGCGCGTCATCACAACGTGTCCATGTTGACACCCATAAGACAGGATAGTCAGGCGATTGGTCAGGCCAGTCATGAATGCCCATGTCGGTAAGGTATACCATGTTATCAACAGGCAACTCATGCTCATCAATGTAGTCAAACACAGGGGTAACCCTAGTGCCGCCACGTCCTTTGCATTCGATACTGTCGATGATATCACCCTGTTCGTATCGGGTGACTGACTGCACTCTAGCGTCACATGTTATGACTGTTACAGAGCGCGGCTTGTGGTCTTCGGTGATGTTGTTTAACTCACCCAAGAACTGTTGCAACTCAGCAGTATTGACCGAACCCGATGTGTCGATGGCAACCACCACGTCACCCACGCCTATCTTGTCGATGCTTGGCGTGTATATGCCCTGCGTATACCAAACCTTTTTGTTTGGTTTGCGGAAGGTATAATCATCCGGCTGGTCACCGCCAATGAAGCGGTTGAACACGTCACGCCAGTCAACCTTAGACCGCCGCATCTCATCGACCAGTTCTTGTATGGCTGATGGCAACTTGCCAACCGATTTAGCACCAGCCGCCGCAAGCATAACCTTTTGGTCAATGCTGGCCTCAAGCTGGCTGGCCTCTGATGGTGACAACTCTTTGCCATCATCACCAGTGGCATCATTAACGCCGCCCCATGGGCATTGTTGCTGGCCTTGTTGGTCAGGGTCACTGCCTAGCTGGTCATAAATACGTTCAGCAGTCATGCCCTTATACTGTGGGTCAAACAGTCCACCTTCCGGCAACTCAAAGCCACCATCCAGCAGTATGTGGTTAATGGCATGGTCACAGGCAATATTCCAGCGTTCAGCGTCACGCTCATTGCGGCGTAGCATGTGCTTGAATGCAACGTGCAACACCTCATGGGCAACAACGCCGATGATTTCTTTGTCGGTGTGCTGGTCAACAAAGTCACCATTCCATTTGATGAACGTGCCATCAGTACACATGGTAGGCTGATTGTCATCGCGGTGAATGTTCAAGCCAAGTGCCAGTGAGCCGAAGAATGGGCTATCAAGAACAAGGCGCGTTCTAGCCCTTGCCATTTTTGTATCTGCATCCATGTTTAGTCTCCCAAAATTTGTACGATGGTATAAATAGGGGGCGGCGTGAACCGCCCCACATAATGTTAGAGCATCAACTCTTTGCCATCACTGAGCAAAAACTCGCGGAATGGCTGGGTCTGCTTGATAGCAGGGTGACGGTTGAATGCGTCTTTGATGGCGAACACCGCGAACTCTTTGTGCGGTAGACGCTTAAGGTATTTGATGACATTGCCAATGTTCTTGTCGTTGGCCTTGTAAGCCAGCGCGGCTGACACTGCATAGCATACAGCAGGGTCTTCACTGATTGCCGCACTGTCAGGGTTTGCAATCACGGCGTCAATGTCCGGCACTGTGTCATGGATTTTCTTGTATCCCATGAACTCAGCGCAAGCACCGCGCCCAACCTGACCAGCTACAGCCTCATTCTCATTAACCGCATCCAAGCCCCATTTCATCATGGTGTCAACACGCTCCCAAGAACGAGGTGATGGGCAGGAATTTGCATCACGGTCAAACTTATGAAGCAACTCAGGCCGGAACCGCAGGAAGCCAGTAACCAGAGGCGATACACCTACGCTATTCATATAGCCAATGGTATCTTCTAGGTCAGCCTCAACCGCAAGAAACAACAGCCTGTCTTTGAGGTGGCTTGGCATGTTGTTAGTACCAGCGCGGTCACTGGTACGGTTGCCAGCACATACGATAGCCCAGCCATCAGGCAGTCGATGCTCACCGATGCGGCGTTCATTGACTAACTGCGCGGCAATGTTTTGGTTAGCCACCGGAGCCTGTGGCAATTCATCCAGAAACAGGATGCCCTCACCATCTGCTGGCATCCAATCAGGGCGAAGCCGTTTCATGTTGTCACCGTCAGCGACAAGCCAGCCAGCCAACTCACCAGCGTCATACTGGGCAAGCGATAGGATATTAAGGCCAACCTCGCGCTCATTGGCAATGCCCTGCACGACTGAGGTTTTGCCTAGACCAGCACCGCCGACAAGGTAGGCGATAGGACGCTGTGCATCACGTCCATTGGCGTTCTTTGTTTGACTGTCGATTGAAGCCTCGACAATAGCTTTTGCTTGTGAAATACGCATCTTGATATTCTCCCAGTTTGTTTGATTGTAGCGAGACGCTACGACACTGCCGGAGCAGTGTTTCGGGGGTGTCTCACGCCCCCATCATCAGGTAGCTATGCCGCTTGGCCTTCAAGCTGTGCGGTCATCTCATTGATGGCCTCATTCTCGGCTTGCGCCTTGTCTGCGGCCTCTTGTGCGGCGGCTTCCATCTCACCGCGAACACGCAGGGCATCAGCCAGCAGTGACTGAAATTCTTCAATCTCTGCATAGTCAAAGCCGCCAAGCCACTTGTCGCCTTCAATGCGGTTGCCTTTGTCATCTTTTTTGGTTGACCGCTTGCCAGCCACCTTATCGACAGCAAGCTGGACTTTCGACTTGGCATCATCACCAGACACAGCCTTAATCAGCTTGGCCTCAGACGTGATTTCGTTAGCCTCAAAAGTGTCAGCCACCATCTCTGGGGTGATGTTGCCACCGCCAATGTTGAACACGTTACGCGCTCCGACTGCATTCTTGACCATCTTGTTAGCCATGCCCTCAGACAGAGAGCCGATGTCCATCAGGTCAGCTTTGAGGCTGGACGATATAGCCGTAGGCAGATTTGACTTGGCAGTCAGGGGTGCGTCAGCAATGCCAGCAATCAGTTGGCAATAGCTGTTCAGCTTGAGGCTTTGCGCCTCAGTGTTGGCCTCTTTTGCGTCACCCTTCAAGTTGGTGATGCGCTTTTCGTTAGAAGCGATAGTGTTAAGGTTGCTGTCGGCAATTGAAAAAGTTGATTTAGTCATATCGGATAGTCTCCCAGTTGTTTGAATAGCAGGACGCTATGACACGTTAGTGTTTCGCCAGTGTCCTAGACTGGCTCATCAGATAGCATGGCAGGGCGGCATCAGCACCGCCCAACCAAAGTTGGTGAGTACCGTACAGAAACAGGGCTAGTAAAAGCCCCATAACTTGGCACTCGTTTATCGGCGTCTTGTTAGTCTGCGCGAGGGCTGGGGTGATTACCAACCTACCATGGGCGTTGCCAAACTGGGGCTGACAGGGGCTGACCCCCGCTGTTCACTGCAATGCAGGAACACCCCCTACATATCACCCTGACAAACAATGTCTAGCCCTATTTGTACTATCGGACATTATTTTCTTAATTAGGTCTAATGTGTGACATTTGTGCAACAGTCACTACTACACCTTATATATACAAAAACACCCTTTTTAGCCCTGTCATATTATTGACAACATTTTTGCATTTTTAGGCTAGACAAAACCTATTTTCCTCACAGGCGCTGTTCGCCGTAGCACCGTGTAGGATTGTGACCAAAAGCACCTCAATCTCGTCAGTGGCGCTTAAAACGCGATTAAACGGCATGAACAAATCGTGAACATCTGCCTATTAACCATAATCAGGTTAATTAGAACGAAACAGGAACAGATGCTGGGTGGTTACAATGGCGCGGCGCGTGTATATTTGTACGATAGGACAATTTCAAAAAGCCCGACCAAGCGATAGCGCATAGTGGCGGCACATAGTAGGGAATAGACAATGAGTAAAGACAAAGACAATCATCCACATCTATCAATAGTCACTGACACGGGGGACAAACTAACGGCTAAACAGGAACACTTCTGTCAACTGGTAGCCAAGGGTGAAACACTGACTGATGCCTATAAAGCGGCATATAACGTCAAGGAAGGCACAAAGCCTTCTACAGTGTGGGTTAACGCCTCAAACCTCGCAACGGGCAACACTAAGGTTGCAAGTAGGATTAAAGCGATAACTGAGGAAAACACCGCACGAAAGCGCACAGACGAAGACAAGCTGAAAATCTGGGTGACTGACCAGTTGAAGACTGAGGCAATGAATGCACAGTCTGACAGTGCGAGGGTTGCGGCACTCACTCAGCTAGGGCGTAGTGTCGGCATGTTCACTGACAAGGTGGAGCAGGACGACAAGGCGGCGCGCACCACGTCCGACATCGAAGCAGACTTGCAACGGCGGCTGGCGGTGTTGATGGGCGAGTAGGGTCACCCTGTTTTTTATTGGCTTACTGTCATA